GAACAGCAGATAGTAGCTCAGAGTAGTATTTGGTTCTAAATGTTGTTTCTACAGACTGCTCCATAGCTTCTTCTGCGCTTCTGACCTTTTTCTGCATCATGCCGCCAACATCTGTCATGCCAATCCCTAAGTTCCTTACTATAGGATTCGGACTAGACATCATTCTTAAAACAGGATTCCAGCCAAGCTTTTCAATCCCTATACCAGTTGCTTCAAGACCTTCTTGCTCTAACTGCTCGTAAGCTCTAGTTCTTGCTGTCTCAGGACTTGCCATAGCACCAGCATCACGACCCAAAAAGTTCTTTCTAAAGTTTTCTTGGTCAACTTTCATTTGAGCTATTTGTGAAGCAGTCATCTTTTTGCCAAAAGCAACAGCAAGCGTTCCACCCAAAATACCGCCAACAGCTAAAGCTACAGCAGTATTGCCAGCATCCCTTGCCTCGTTTTGACTTTCAATAAAAGCCTGTTGAGGAGCTGTCATTGCATATGTAAATGCAGTTCCGCCTAAAAATCTACGAATTTTTCCAGCTCTCATAACTTGAATAGGAGCTATTGGAGACATAATGGTGGGGGTTGCTAAAGCCCAAGCCGCACTAAAGGCCGCCCCATGTCTACTAGATTCTATAATCTCCATGTCTTTTGCGTCTTCTTTCATTCTGCGAACTTTTTCCATAGACTCGCCATGACTTCGTGAGTGACGGAAAAACAAAAGACCGTCCTCTCCAACTTCTCGTTTGAGCCTTTGGTCATTGAAAGAAGAGTAACCCTCTTCAGGTTTTTGATTAGGGTCTAAAGAACTATTAATCATCCTGCCTATTGAATGAGCAATGTTATATTGCCTTCCTGAAGACATAAAAGCTTGCCCAACACTAGGATTAAACATTGAATAATCAAATGTATTTTGATCGTTTATACTAGGAACCCTGTCTCCAAATCTAAGCTCACTTTGATACCCATCAAGAAACATTTTATCTTGCTTGATGTTATTGTAACTAGGCAACATTTTATCTGCCTTAGTATTAGCAATGGGAGATAGTAACTCTTGTTGTATAGAAGAAGTAGACCTTTCAACTTGCATCTGCTGTGTATCGGCAGACTGCATTTGCTGAGTAGGTGTTGCTTCTTCTGGAACTGAATAACTTGTTTGACCTGTAACAGTCGGGAGGCTGGTATCTTCACCAACAACAAACTGTTCCAGAAATGGGTCTACCTCTGGCATCTCATCAAGAGCAGGAACACCATCTTCATCAATAAAAGGTCTAGGTTGTGATTCTACAGGTTCGGCAACAATTCTTTTGCCAGTCACTACTTCACTGTCTTGTATAGCTTTCTGTGCTCTTTCAACAACTTGCTTATCAGTAGGTTCAACGGTGCCTAAGTCACCCTCTTCACCACTAATCATAGCCTGCTGTATGCCTAGTTGTTTATCTCTTTCTAACTCTGATTCAAATTTTTTTTTTGCTTCCAAACTCTCTTCTGGTTCAGTTGCTTCAAAATAATCTGCTTCTTTGTTTCTTCTGCTAGGGTATTTGTCTTGGAAGTTTCTAAGATTTTTTACTGCGGCATCCCAATCATCTTCTGTAACTTGTCTCCAAAAGTTAGGAGTCTCACTGGCTAAGTCACCATACTGAAATGCGGCAGATGCAATAACAGTAGCCTTGTTTTTTGGAAGCTCAGAAAACTCTTGTCCTGTTTTTTCTTTCCATTTACGAGATAGATTTTCTGTTGCTTCAGCTTTAGAAAACTCATTAATGATATTGGCTTGTTCACTTGATACTTTTAGATTCCCTGCCATCTCTTCTGCTTTAGCACCTTTAAAGCCAAGATAAGGTGTTAGCAAATCAATAATATCTTGAGGCAAACCAGATAGGTCACTTAAAGCTCTTGCCCCAAGGTCAAACCCACTGGCAATAGTAACGCCAGATTTAGAGCCTTCTGCATCAGGAACGGTACCTGTAAGGCTGTTTCCTTCTAGAGTTTTAATAAAGTCCCAATCAATATTGCTCATTATTTCCAACCCAATCCATAAAAACTTTCTAACATATACATAAATTCTGAGGCTTCTTCTTTTGTAAAAGGACTCCCAAATTGTTCAATAAACTCAGGAGGCGCTCCTGGACTTGTATTGTATATAATGTCCTTAATCCCATTCATAAGAGGAATTAGGCTTCTGTCGTTTTGAGTTCTTTCATACGCATCAAAACTACCTTGTAAAACTTGCCTATCTAATAAACCAGCCATAGACCAAATTTGTTTCATTTTATCTGATTTAAGAGAATTTACTGCTTTTTGGTAATTTTCGTTTTGTGAAGAATGATTAAAATCATAGCTATAAGAGTCAGCAACAACAAACGGTCTTCCATCTCTATCTACCATAGTCACTGTATAAGTTTGTGGACCACCAAAATTATCATTAGCTGTATAGTGTAAATATGATTTATTTAATGGTGAATCAGAGCCAACTAAACTAAGGCCTTCAGCCATTTCTTTAGACATAAAAGAATTTCCAGCCATAATTTTATTAACAACATCATTGTCAATATTTTCTTGAGTTAATTCAATGTTAGGCTTCGTTTCACTTCCAAACTTAGTAACTGGAACAGTAGCTTGAGCGTATGTAAGAATAGGTCTTTCAACTAAATTAACTTTTCCAGTCTCAGGATTTTCTTGATAACCAAATCTTTTGCCCATTGTAATCATTACATCACGCATGATTTCTTTTTTAGCGCCTATTCCTCTGCTTTCAATAAGTCTAGAAAAGTAAATATCTTTCATTGCTTGTCTTATAACGGGGTCTTTAACGGTTGCACCTTTAATTTCAGCTACCTTCAAACCACCTGCTCTAGCAAACTCCTCCAATTGTCTTTGCCTAAACTCACTAATTTGAGGATTAAACATAGACCACCAATCATGTCCATGTGTGGCTTCAGCAAATACTTCGTCAAACTCTCTATCTACCGCAACATCAATAGTTTCGCCATCTTTTCTTTGACCAATATATGAAGACAAGTCACGATTAAGGTCTACTTTCTTTCCAGCTTGAAATACTTCTCTAGCAAGGTCAACTGAACCTATATCACCTATAAGCTTGAAGTATGCTCTTTGGTCATCTGATATATTGTTTTTATCATAAAAGTCTGACAAATGAGATTTATAATCACGACCATGCTCTTTTTGCATAGCAGAAACAATTTGACCCATTATTCGCATAGAAATTTCTGCGGCCTCTGGATTATAAAGTGACTGTTTAATAATTCTTTCGGCTTGAGGATGCAAAGAACCATTTGTTACAGAGGCAAATCTATCAACCGTATCAACGGATGCTTCAAAAAGTTCTGGGTCTGAACTTGTAAGGTCCATTTGAGTGATGGTTCCGTCATTTAAAATAGCAATATCTGCCCCTTCTTTTTCTACTAATATATTTCTTTCTGCCTCAGTAAGAGTAATGCCTAAACGTGCATTGCCTTTTGCTCTTGCCAAAAGATTTACATCTGCAATGTGTTTTTTGTATTTTTTAGCATAAGAATTAACGGCGCTTTGATATTTAAAAACATCTCCGTATGCACCATTTTTCCCTATTACGCCTTTTTCAACTAAGGAAGGAATTATCGACTCAAAATAAACAGGAGAAGCCGCAAATGAACTTGTATCCCCAAGTTCTTTGCTAATTGCTAGGCCAGCTAAATTTCTGTTTTCTTGAAAGGCAATATTGTCTATATAAGCAAGATAGTTTTCTCTTACAGGAAGCCATTTGTCATAACCAATTTCGCCATCAACAAACTGTTGTTTAATATCTTGATAATTATCCATAATTAAAAATTCATCAGGAGTCCCGACTAATGAAGACCACGCTCCTACAACAGCACTAGAACCAGAATATATATCATTGATGTTTTGCTTGACCCTAGCTTCACTTTGGCTAACTGCAGAAGCAAGCTGACCACCCTCAAGATTCCATATCATGTGCTTTGGATTTGAAAGCATATCATCAACATTTAATCCGTTAATATATATGTCTTTAATAATCTGTTGATATATTGCGTTCCTATTAAATTTTTCCTGTGACCTCTCTGCTCTCCTAATGTTTTCCATTTGGCTTGCAGTTCTAAACAATACTGTAGAAAGAGTGTCAGCATCTACTGAAGGGTTTGTTTGAGCGTCTTTAACAATCCCACCAATAGCTCTTAATGCGCCAGCTTCTCCCTCTGCTGTAAAGATTCTCTCTATGTGGGCTTGCCCAACTCTAGACGCAATAACAGTAGCACTTTTGTCTCTAAGCTTTTGTATATCTGAATCTAAAACACCATTTGTTTTAAGTACATTAAAAGCCTCTTCTTGCTCCTCAATAAGCTCACTAACCATAAGCTCGTGACCAACTTGAGATTCGTCTGTATCACCAGCACCCTTTGAGTAAAGGACACCAAGCTTTTCTGTATTCAAATCAATAAGAGAAACAGCAGAGTTAGATTGGTCTGCTCTTGTGTTCTGTTGCTGTTGGGCTAGGGCTTTATTTTCAGCTACCTTAAAAGCCGCATCAACCTTTGGGCCTAATGCAGAATATACCTCATCATCTAAGTCACTAATTCCTGCAAAATAACCACTAGCAGAACCCCTAATGCCATCTGGATTAGCTGGGTTAGCAATCAATGCTTGATTAGCGGCACTCTCAATATCAATGGTAGCATTTGCTACATAGGATGTTATAGCAGACTTTCTGTATTGCCTTAATACAGCATCTCTGTCACGGCTTGAAAACAACTCAGACTCTTTGCCGTAGTCGAGGTTGGTGAGAGGAACAAGTGTTCTATTGCCATCTTTATCTACGCTGTATGTTACGCCAGCAGTTTTGCCATCTATCTCTGCTTGAAGAATAGCATCGTTGAATTGAGACTTTCTTACATCAAGACCAATATTATAAGCCTGATTAGCAACACCCTCATAAATAGATGCCGCTTTTTTAAATCCAGACAAATCTGGGCCACCTACAGGAGATACAAATGCAGACCGACCTTGTGTTTTTTTAAAAGCTATCAATTATTACCTTTATGAATAGAGTAAGCCGCAGTACCAGCCTTTGACAAAGCGCCAAGAGTGGAAGCCTTTCCAGCCGCTTGAGAACCAGCAGCACTTATACCAAACTTGCGTCTAGCAGAAGAACCCATAAGCCTAATACTATTAATGTCTGCTTTAGCCATATCCTTTTCATCTCTAATCAAAGCTCCTGTTGAACCTGATGTGCCAATAGTAACACCTCTTGCAGAAGAGGATGTGCCAAGTGATGCTATCTGCATCCTTAACTTTCTGTTTCTCTCAGTTTCTTGCTGACCAGCTTGTATCTTAGCCATATCAGCCTGCTCTTTATAAGACTGAGCTTCCATTTCGTAGACGCCTTTTTGCTGTCTAGCGGCGCCTAAACCTAAAACAACACTGGCAATTTGCATCTCAACGCCCATTATACTTCTACCTCTAGCAATACACCGTTAATTGTAAGGGGCAACGGTTGGTCTTGAGTTATAGTAACTGTACCCTCAGATGACCACCCAAGTAAATAAACCTCTTTCCTTGTGGTAATTGGAACAGGTTGCAATGAAAAGTCATCTGTAACTCTTCTTATTAAAAGAGTAGTCCCTCTTGTCTTTACATTAAGTGTTTCGTTTAAATCTAAAACAGCACGAACAATTCTACGTTTCTGACCAACAGATATACCGTCTGGCAACTGAAACTCAGGAGGCAATGTGGTTAGCTCTGGTGTAAAGTTCAAGCCAATTTCAACCGAAGTAACCTCTTCAGTTAATGTAAGATTGCCACTACCATCTGTAGTATATGTACCCATAGAATAATTATCTGACTTCACAACAACTTCAGTATTAGGAAGATGTGCAATAGTCCAGTTCTTTGTGGCAGAGCCGCTTGTGTACTTTTGAGAGCAGTCTACATGATAGTCATTGTCCATAATTTCTAAGCTTGTAAAAGTAGAGCCGTTTATCGTTCTTTCACATACACAATATACACGCCTGTTTACAACAACTGCGTTTTTGAAGCTACCTACAGTAGAATACTCTCCCCATCCTTGTAACTGCTCTTTACGAATAGACATAAAGACAGGCATCTTGCCTTCTGAATTTACAAGGTACAGATAAGCTTCTACTTGGTCTGTTGCTTCTCTCTGAGAAACTAGCTGTGTTGGAGTTCCAATAAGATGAGAAGATAGCAAAGTTAATGCATCAGAATTATATGCTTGGCTTAAATCAGAAAAAACAAACTCTCTTACAGCACCTTTTGATTTAGTAAGAAACACCAATGCACCATCAAACTCGACAGGAGCAACTGCACCGCTTCCATAAGAGGTTTGCTTCTTAATAGCTATTGTAGCTGGTGTTAATGGCTTGTTTTCCGTTGTTGGGACATATAATTCTTGCTCAGATGAAAAGATAGATAGATGTCTAAATGAAGCCAAGGATTTAATTTCTGATACTTGGTTTTCAGCAATCTGTACTTGAATAGACTCATCATCCAAACCAGTTCCAACATCAAAATTAAAAAACTGACCAGCTTTAGAGAAAAACATATGATTAGGTAAATCACGACTACCGCCAAACACTAATCTTTGGTCGTGAAAAACAACACTACGAGCATATCCATGCCTTGCTGAAAATACTTGCTCAGACCAAGTTGTTCTAGCGTTTCCGTTATGAGGAGCAGTATCAAACTTACCTGTAATAGTAGTAGTAGATAGATATGCAATTACTTCTATATGGTGAACAGCACCATTAGCATCAATAAATTCTATTTCTTCACCAACCCAATCAGCACTAAATATAGCCGCACTTGCAGTTATTGTTTGATTGTTTGTAGTTGTGCTTGCTGGGTCAAGAGTTACATCAGGTGCCGCAAACTTATAATAGGGCTGATGAATAAAGCCATCAGACGAATCAAATGCGTATGCAGTTCTAGAGAAGGTGTCTACCGCAGTTCTCTTTAATGTTTGCATAGGCATATCAGGGTGAACAATAATCATTGTATCGCCAGATTGAGCAACACGAAGTTGACTAATCATTGCAGTTGTCCAAGGACATCCTGTTATTGAGTCTGCAATATTTGTAGGGTCAGTAATGTCAACAATGTCTACACGAGCATTGCTAAAAAGAACTATGTAAGCCTCGTCTTCATCATATACATAAGGCTCTGTCTGATAAGGTATATCAGAAAGCTCTTGAAGATAACGAAGGCCACCTCTTCTTCTTATGCCGCCTTGAGACAGAACACGAAAGTTTCTTAGTTTTTTAACGCCATTCTTATATGCATTAGAATCAATGCGAGAAGACAACAGAGGAGATAACTCTCCTGCGGTAAAATTTGTATAAAACTGCCTGAGAAGTGCCATTCATTATGTGCCTTCTATGTTTTGGAATATACCGTTACCAAGTCTTGCTCTGTGGTATCTGCTAAGTCTTAGCCCTTGGGTTGTTACTTGCTGTGAATCCCTAGCTTTGGCTTTTCTAAACTGCTGTTCTGCAAGCTGTGTATAGGAGTTAGCTACATCGCCTTTTCTTGTAACAGATAAAGCCAATACAGATGCAAGTCTAAATATAACCCACATAGTAAATGTAGGAGGCCAATATTGAGTTTCTGGTCTAAAGACGTAGTTAAGAACAACCGCATCATCTATTTGTGCGTTCATATATACATAACGCTCATAGATGTCATATCTTTGTGGAGCATCTTCAATAGTTACCGTAATGACTTGCATAACTTCTGGGTTAGTTGGTAATGCATAAGCCGCATCCCATCGGTCAACAGGAACATCTGATAAACGAGAAAGAGTTTTCTGACCAGTAGCAAAGTTCCAATTATGCTGACCAAGACAATCTGTAACAACATCTTCATATATTGTGTTGGCTACAAGTGCTTCATCAGTGTTGTCTGTAAATGAAGTCAAAGGCTCTAATCCAATAAGGACCATAGCCTTTTGTGCAACCTCAATATCCGTTGATGGAGTTGTTGGCACTAGCGACCTCCACCCATAAATCTGCCCATACTTTTAACAGACTTTGCTGTGTTTTTAACGCCGCTTACAACTTTCTTGCCAGCTTTATAACCACCAATAACACCAGCTATAGTGCCAAGACCTTGGGCCATTCCAGCACCAATTTCAGAAGCATGAGGCGATAAAGCTACAAAAGTATCCATTGCGGAAGCTTTTTTAATATTCTTATTTTTTTTGGGAGCTTTAGGAGTGTTGTACATTGGAAACCTCTACTTAGAGTAATCTTTAGTTTTATCGTT